ATCCGAATCTACCCCCGAGTCCCTCGCGCCAGAGGGACCCGCCCGGCGTTGCAACTGAGAATCAGTCGCAACAGAGGCGCCCGGGGGTGGGCCAGGGCCAGCCGGCCGGCCGTCAATCCTGCCCCGGTTCGCATCACAAACAGCCCCGCAAACAACAGGAGCAAGGCATCACAAACAGCAGCGCAAACAGCCACGCAAACAAACAGCCCCACCCGATCAAACGGGCAGGGCTCGCCACATAAAAAGGCCCCCGCCGGGTGAGGGCGGGGGCTCGGATTGTCAGGGGCCCAGGCCGTCACCACCCGAGGGTGACCACCCCATCCGGGAGCTCCTGCGGCAGGCCGTGGGGCGTTAGGTGGAACGGTGCGGCCTCGGGCCCTGCCCCACGGCTGGCCTTGCTCCTAAGGATCACAGCCACGCCCCCGGGCTCCCGGTAGCGGTGGTCTGAGAGGTCACCGTTAACGGTGGGGACCTGCAGGGTGCGGCCACCGGCCGTAAGGGTGAGGGTGCGGGGCAGGGCCTGACCCCGGGCCAGGGCCACCGGTACGGCCAGGCGGAACCCGTCAGCGAGGGCGGCCAGGGCGTCAGCGGCGGCCGTGGCCCTGTCAGCGGCCAGGCTGGCCGTAACGTCCCAGCCGGCGGCCCTTTGCGCCTGCAGGCCGAGGGGGCCGGTCAGGGGCGCCTTGCTGTAGTCGTAGAGGGTGAGGCCCTCGGCGCGGGCGGGGGCCAGGGCCTCGGCCAGGGTCACAGCCTCACCCGGGGCCACGGGCAGGCCAAACCGGCGGCCGAGGGCCTGAGCCTCGGCAGGGGTGACGGTCAGGGCCAGGCGATGCCACCCGATACGGGGGCCTTCATCGGTCCCGCGGAGCCTGACGGCCAGGCTCAGGGCCTCGGCCTGAGCTCGGCGCCACTGCCACCCGATCGCCCATAGGACGGCCCGGCCGTACGTGACGGGGTCCGCCACCATTGCGAGGGTGCGGCGGCCCCGGGCCAGGGCCACCCCTGTGCCGAGCCCGCCGCGGCCGCTGTAATTCAGGCAGCCGGCCTCACATGCTCGGGTGGCCCACGGGCAGCCCATATGGGCCAGGGCGGCGGCTGTGAGGCCCTCGGCCTCGGCCAGGGCGGCCAGGGCGGGCAGGTGGGCCCGGGCGGCCACAGGGTGGGCGGTGGTGGTGGTGACGGCGGCGGCCAGGGCCCGGGCGGGCAGGTGGTGGAGGATCACGGCGGCCCCGTGACCGAGGGCGGCCCCTTTGGACAGCTTCGGATTGGCCCCGGTCAGGAGCCCGGGCAGGGTGAGCCCAAACCGGGCCAGGAGCTCGGTCACGTCAGAGGGCAGGGCCAGGGGGGCTGTAGGGCGGGTGAGGATCACGGCAGGTAAGCGGCAAGGGTGGGCGGTGGCGGTGAGGGCCACAGGGGCCCCCGTGGGGGCCTGTGAGGCCGTCTAGTCGCGGTCACTGATCAGCCACCGGGTGGCCGGCGGTGGCGGTGGGGCCAGGCCGGCCCGTACGGCCTCACGGTGGGCGGCCTCGGCAGCCACCGCGGCGGCATGCCGGCGGATCAGCTCGGCAAGCCACGGGGCCCCCGGGGTGGCCAGGCCCACGGGGTGGCCGGTGGCGCTCCTGACCGTGGCCAGGGGCGGGCGGGTGGGGCCTGTCATCACAGCCCCCACGCTTGATAAGCCACGGTAGGCAGGGCAGCCGCACCCCATAGGGGCTGTGAGTCTGCAGCCAGGCCCACCCGGCGGCCGTGCTGATCAGCGGCCCATGCGTGAGGCAGCCGGCAACCGGCGGGCGGCGGCCCGTAGGTTGCCTGCCGGCGGCGGCCGGCCAGGGTGAGCCAGGCCCGGTAGCGGCCCGGGCCCACCTGCCGGGTGCGGATCACGTACGGGGTCACAGCAGCCCCCGGGCGGGATCGAGGGCGGCCACTACGGCCGGGCAGCCACCGAGGGCGGCCAGGGCCAGGGCCACCCCGGCGGGGTCAGGCTGGCCCGGGTGACGGGCAGCCACGGCGGCGGCCTCGGCTGTGAGCTGCCACCCGGCGGCCTGTGCGGCGGCCAGGGCCCCGGCGGGGCTGAAGGTATCGGGCAGGGTGAGCACCACCTGCCCGAGGGGGTCCAACAGGGCCACCGGGCCGGCCGAACGTATGGGGCCCATGATTCCCCACCCGGCCACCACCGGCCGCACAGGGGCGGCCCCCGTGGCCATCCGGGCCAGGGCGGCGGGCAGGGCCAGGGCCTCGGCATCGCCACCACCGGCCAGGGCGGCCAGGAGCTCACGGCAGGCGGTGACGGCCAGGGCGGCCCGGTCACCGTGGGCCAGGGCCAGGCCCTCGCCGGGGGTGAGGGCCGCCACGTACGCGTAGGACTCACCGCCATCCAATGAGCCAGGGGCGGGCAGTATCCGCCACGGCAGGCCCTCCCGGGCCAGCAGAGCGGCGGCGGCGGCATCCGGGCCCTCGGCGGCCGGTACGGCCAGGCGGGCGGCCCTCTCCCGGGGGCCACGCTTAAGGGTGGCGACCCACTGCCCCCGGCCGTGGGAGTCGCATCCGTAGCGCACGACCACGGCGGGCCGGGAGCCCACCACGGGGGCGTGGGCGGCATCCGTGGCCACCCGGTCACGGCCGAGGGCGGCCAGGGCGGCGGGATCGTAGGGGTGAGGCATGGCAGCAAACGGTAAGGGGTGAGGGTGGCCCCGGCGGCCAGGGCGGCCGGGGCGGGGTGAGGGGCTCAGGCCAGGGCGGCCAGGAGCTCGGCGCGGCGGCCGTACGTGTAGAAGCGGCGGCTGAACCGGCGGGACTGAGCGGCCAGGCGGCGGAGCTCAGCCACGGTCAGGGCCTCGAGCTCAAGCGATGCGGCCGGCGGCAGGGCCAGGGGTGCCGGGGCGGTGGCGGCCCACAGGCGGGCGGCCAGGGCGTGGCAAAGGGCGATCAGGCGGAGCATGGCAAGCGTTAAGGGTGAGGGTGGGCAGGGCTCAGAACGACGGCCGGATGTTGTGGCATTGATCCTGATCCCACCCGGCGGCCAGGCATTCGGCCACCCGGTGGGACTGATCAATCGCGCGGGCACCCTGAATGGCCAGCATTGTGCCGCCGGCAACAGCGATCAGGGCCAGGCAGGCGGTGGTGAGGCTCAGCTCGCGGGGCATGGCAGGCAAGGGTAAGGGGCAACGATGCGGCCGGGTGATCCGGCCTGCGGCCATCCTGAGACCGCCACCCCCGGGGATGCCTGAGCGGGGGTGACGGTTTTTCGGCCGTCACACTACGGCCCGAGCCCGGGCGGCCCGGCATGCGGCAAGGGCCCGCTCCTGAGCCACGGTCACCGGCGGCAAGGCGGCCAGGGCCACCGCGGCGGCCTGCAGACAATCCGAGGGCAGGTAATCCAGCGCCTGAGCCACCGGCCAGGCCCCGGCCATCACCGGGCCATCCGAGGCCCACGCACCGGGCAGGGTGAGGCCCGCACCCCGTACGGCCTGAGCGATGGGCCACAGGGTGGCCACCCGCTCACCCTGCAGGGCCACCCGGGCCCGGGCCTCGGGGGTGCCGGGATCCCACGGCTGGCCGGCCAGGGTGTCACCCGCGGCAGGGCGGCGGCCACCCTGCGGCAGGCCGAGCTCACGGCCGAGGGTGCGGGCCAGGGCGGCCAGGCTCACAGGGCGGCCGGCGGCGGCATCACGGCGGAGCTCGGGCAGGGTGGGCTCAGGGGCGGGCCAGGCCGGGGGCTCGGGCGGCAGGGCCTCACCCGGGAGGGTGGGGCGGGTGCGGGTGAGCTCCTGAGCGGCCACAGGATCGGCCACAGGGGCAGGGGCAGGGGCCGGGGCAGGCTCGGCCACAGGCTCAGGAGCGGCCGGGGCCTCGGCCCACGGATCCTCCACCACGGGGGCCAGGCGGGCGGTCGAGCCCGGGCCCCACTTCGCTAGCTGTTTGGCGGCCAGATCCGGGCGGCCGGCCCACGACTGAGGCCATGCCTGGCCGAGGGCGGGGTCACCGGTCACCACCACCGCCACATAGGTGCGGGCGGTGCGGCGGGTGATACGGGTGCCGGTGGCGGGATCGAGGGCGGTGATGGTGCGGGTTTGGGCCACAACAGATAAAGGCAACGGGTGCCCGCGAAGCATGCCGAGGCACCCCGCCGGATCCCGGGGCGCCTGTGCCACTTTTTCAGGCGGCCCCGTTGCCCTGGCCACGGCCACCCCGGGCAGGGTGCGGGGGCCACCCGGTCACCACCGGCGGCCCGTGGCTGTTTGCATCACAAACAGCCGCACACAGTAAGGATAGAAAACACCTAGCACGGTTGCGCTAACGGTCGCCAGACCGTGGCCTCGCTGCGCATCAACAACTCCGCCGCACGGTTTTTCACACCGTCGGCCGCACCGGTTTGGGTAGCTAACTGCCCATCACACTACCGGCATGTGCGCCCATAACGATACCGGCATGGCCGCAATGGTACACCAGTGCTACCTAGTACACCTGTACTACTCTAGTACGTTTGTACGGGTGTGTGCGCCTATTCCTGGCGCGGTCCTTCACTATACCAGCAGCATGCGCTGCTGCCTTGTGCAGTGATGGGGGGGAGGGGCTTTTAAACGGCTCAAGTTGTGTGTGTAAAAACAACACTAAAAACACCCTTTAAAAGCCGACCCCCCGCAGGTCCCTAAAAGCCGGCAGGCCGCGAGTCCCCAAACGAAAACTCGAGGCAGGCTTCAACCAGCTCGTCGTCGGTGGCAGCCATCAGGTCGTCGCGCAGCTCGAGCATTTGATCTTCGAAGATGTCGCCAGACTTCACCATCGCAGCCACCAGGCCGGCAACGACGTCAATGCGCTCGTCGTGTGTCATGTCAGTTCAAGCAAAGGCGGGAGCTGCGTGATCATTGGCCTCGAGCTGCTCAGCCAGGCGCTCGGCACTGTCAAACACCGCAAGCCAAGCCGTGGTTGGTGGTTGGTAGCTGATGCTGTAGAGGTCGTTGCTCAAGCCATGAGCCTCGATGTGCCAGCCAGCGTCGTGCAGGGCACGGATCACCTGCTGGGCGTAGTCGCGGGTCTTGTTGAGGGTGAGCTCGCGGGTAATCATGACGGGTAAGCGGTAAGCGCTGAGGGAACAGTAAGCGGCCACCAGTACCCCGGCAGCCGCATCGTTACAAACCGAAACGATCAGCTTCCAGTGCTGAGGCTCACGTACACAGTCGGCCGATCGACGGCCACGCCCTTCTGCTGCTCCTCCTTCTGCAGCTGACGCACGCGCAGCTGGAACGCTTCCATGTAGGCGCTGTAGCTCCAGTTGTGACGCACCTTGCGGGTGGCTTTGAAGCCGCCCAGCTCGATCCGGTCCAGCTGCTGCTGGGTCATGTGATTCAGCAGGAACTCGCGGTGCCGGCTGAGCTCAGCCTCAAGCTTCTGGATCCGCAGCTGCAGCTCGTGAGCCTTGGCGAGGCGACGGCCGACGCGGCCGGCCGGGGAGTAGGCCCGCTCTTGGCGGGTGGTGGTGGTGGTGGTGGTAACGGTCATGGTGCGCAGGTGAATTGCTGAACGCCCCGCAAGCATGGCCGCCAGCCGCTCCCAGCGGCCAGTAGTTGCAACAATTCGTTACCTACCCATCACCTCACGCAGCTTCTTCTCAACCAGCTCCGGGAAATACTGATACGCCAAGTTCTCAGTGATGCCATAAAAGTCATACTTCGGCTGCACTGTCGGCGGCTTCGGCAGTGTCTTGAACACCATCCCCAAGTCGCCACCTTTCCGCCGGTAGATGCCCGGCTTCAGTCCCTGGCCACCTCGACGTGGATCAGGCGAAATGAAAAACGAATCACCGCCGCGGCGCTTCTTGGCGTACCCCGACAACGGAGACTCCATGGCACCAATTGCAAACAGGATCTTGGTGTATTGGCCAGGGCGAATGTTGCCGTACTCGTTGAGCAGATCAGCTACGTTGCCGTTTCGCTTCAGCGGCGTCAGATACTGGTTGCCATAAATCAACCCCATCCGCTGCACGCGTTTGGTGAAGCGGGTGACGTAAACCTCTTTCGCTCCACCGCTATCTCGTACTTGCGGAAACAGGTAGTAGCTCGGCGGCTGACCCTTGGCGCCATCCTCCGAAATCCAGAACCCCATCTCGAGGTTGGACTTATCGCTCCGCACCCACGGCTTGTAACCCTTGGCACCCCACCTCACGCTGTTGAGCGTGAACGGCACCGGGTTGTTGAATGTCTGCCCCATGCGCTGCTTGTGGGCATCGCGGATCTGCGGCGCCATCGTGTTGAGCGCCCAGCTCATCACGAACGGCATCTGCACGCGCTCGAGGTAGGTCAAGTTCTTGACCAGAGCTTCGGCGTCGAAGGTGATGGTGCGGCCGGCCATGGGCCCTCCTACGAAAAAGCCCCGCGCTGGGCGAGGCAGGTGACTCTTCCGACAGCCCGACTCTAGCCGGGTCTGACGTTCCGCGCATCAGCCACGTAGACGGTCCGCTGCTCCTTCCCCACCCAGACGGCCCCAGAAGGCCCGTGGAGGCCCTGCCAGGTGCCCGAGGCCCATCCGTGGCCCATGTAGACCTTCACGGCCGCTCCCGGGTGCAGGACGGGCCATCTGGTGGGGCTGCCGGCAAGGCGCTGGTGGTCGGAGATGGGCTTGGGCATCGCTGAAACGCTGTAACGGTCTTGTAACGGTGAGCGTTACAGCCAAACCCCTTGCGGCAACTGGGTTGTAACGTTGTAACAAACAAATCTATTATTAAAGATAATAGAAAATAGAGGGGAAAGGGGGTCTGAGGGGGGTAGGGGGTATGTATATCTCTATGGGTGTTTCCCGGGAAAAACCGTTACAAGCGTTTCGCGCGTCACATCCCTTGCGGCGCAAGGGTTTTCGGTGAAACACCCACCGTTTCATGACCCCCAAAACCGTTACAAAGTCTCAAGCGTCTCAAGTGGGACCAACGTTGCGCGTGCAACGCCGCTTCCTTTGAATCGGACGGTCCCGGCACTGGTCGAGGCACCAGATAGCCGCCTCAGGGCTTGCCGGTAGGCGTTGCCGGCCCACGGGGTGTCTTTCAGCAGGGCCTGCAGGTTGGTGCTGTTGTTGGCCACGGCGAGCGTGCCACCGGTCACCTTCAGGCCGTAGCGACCGAGGATCGTCTCGATCTCATCGGAGGGGTGGTCACGGCCCGGGATGGCGAAGATCACGCCGCGCTGGGCCATCTGGACGAGCTCCAGCACCGACATCCGCTTGCCGCCATCCACCTGGATCAGGGCCTGGAGGATGTGGTTGATGCACTTGACCTCGTCCGCATCGGTGGCGTCCACCTCGCGGCTCTCCCAGTCCATCATGTTGATCCACTCCATGGCCTGATAGAGCGTCAGCTCGCCACCACCGCCGGGCTCGAGCGTCCAGGCGCCAGCGAGCAGGGTTCCGTACTGATCGCCGAAGCGCTGCCCGAAGCGGCGTGAGAGGGCAGCTGCGAGGGTCTTGGCGTTCCTGCGGATGGTCGGGATCTGCTGAAGGGTGCGAGCCACCAGACGACGCCCGTTCTCCTCAGTGCAGGTGTTCAGGATCTGCTGCTCGAATTCATTCCAGTCGTCCTTGTCCATGTGGTCTTTGCGGAGGCTCAGGACGCAGAAGCGATCGAGATCAGCGCGTTGAATCAGTGCGACGTTGATAGAGCTACAGCAGAACATTGAGCGTATCTCAAATGAGTTTGAGCCGCCGGATGTTGTGCCTTTGTAAATCTTTCCGCCCTCGGAAGATGCGATGCGTGCTAAGGCGAGAATGTTCTGGACGGTCTGCTTGTCCTTCTGCTCATTCTGCTCGAGTTCGTCGAACACGACCGGGATAGCATCGGAGCGCAACTGACCCCGCAATCCGGCCTCGGTTGTGCCACCAGTCGCGCCCTCAAACATGCCACCAAGCAGTGGCTTCATGAAAGCTTTGAGGATGGTCGTCTTGCCCGTGCCAGCACCACCGGTGACCCAGATGTGTGGCCGCCAGTCGAGTGCGCCACAGACGGGCGCGAGAACGATCCAGCCGAGGAGCAAGTTGGCGGAAGCGGGTGTCTCCCAACGAAAACGTTCGGCGATGATGCGCACCTCGGCGCAGAGGTCATCAGAGAGGACGTCACTGCCGGGGCCGTCGATGGCTTTGGCGTTTTCGTAGAAGTAGAAGGTCTTGAACTTGAGCGGCAGCTTGGTGATGGGGTGTGAGTAGCCGTCGATCACGAGGCGGTTGCCGAGGTGAAGGATCACCCGGGAGGAATCAGCCCAGGCACCGCGACCACGAATGCGGGACGGGTCGTAGACGCCCTGCGAGATACAGGAACCCATGATGGCGTTGGCGGCTGAATCCCAGTCGATGCGGCCGTTGTCGTTGCCGAAGCCGTTTGCCCACCACTCGAGGGGGGCGAGCTGCAGAAAGTGAGACTTATTGTGCTGAGCGGCGGTGAGGGCAACGACCTGGCAGGCCGCTGCTGGCAGGTAGTAGTAGATGCCGTGATCAAAGCCGAGGGGGCGGAAGGGGAGGTTGTCGGCAGGCTCAGGCTGCGGATCGATGGGAGCTGCCTGCTGGATTGAGGGGAGCTGCCGCAGCTCAGGCGGGCCGGGCCGCACGCGCACCGGCGCCCGGTAACCGTGCTCCTTGGCCCAGTACCAGAAGGTGCCAGCACCGACGTCGTTGCCACCGGATCGAGCGACCTGATCGATGCCATGCCACTGTGGTGAGTGGGCAGCCATCATCGAGATGGCAGTGGCCTCGGAGTTGCCGGCCTCCTCGACGGCGGCGATCAGACCCCAGAGGATGTTGCGGTACATCGGGTAGGTGCCACCACCAGGCACCCGGGGCGGGATGTGGTTGAGAGCCTTCTGGATCTCGTCGAGCCCCTGGGCCTCGTAGTCGTTGAAGGTGCGGGCCTGCTCGATACGCTGATCGACCACCGGCGCCGGCATGGTCGCGGCGAACTCGGTGAGTGAGTAGCGGGCATCAGAGAGGTGGATCAGCCTGGCCTGCTCACCGGTTTCAGGGTGCGGGGTGCCGGGCAGTCGCATGACCCTCGAGGGGTTCTTGAGCTGGCGGTCGGCGTTGGCGTGGTCGAGCAAGCGGGTCTGGACGGGTTTCCAGAGCTCGGGGCTGACCGAGCCGGAGAGGATCCAGTAGTTGTGGATCGACTTGCCACCGGTGTCGACCTGCATCGAGGGCTCCGGGAGGCCGAGCTCCTTCCATGCGGTGATCTGCCAGTCTTTGGGGCGATCGTCCCACTCGCAGAAGAGGGCGATGCACTCGGTGATGTCGGCGTCCTTGTCCCCGCCGTTGTTGATGACGACGTAGACGCCGCGGCCATCGGCCACCCAGGATTCGATCAGCGATTTACTGGGATCACCCTTGGCACCGTGGTCGTTTGCTTTGCGCGGATCGGTCTTGGCGTAGAAGCCGCGGAGGCGGATGGTGCCTTTGGGTTTGCCGAGGGCGGCCAGGAACTGGCGTACTGCATCAATGTCAACGGGCATGTCGGCGTGGAGGAGAGTTGAGTGCGCGGTCCATCTCTTCGTCGGTCGGCTCCGGGAACCACTCAACGAGCTTGCTGAAGAAGCGTTGCAGCTGCTCAGACGCCACGGAACGGTTCTGTCGCAATTTGCAATGCGTCGTTTGTGGAGCGAACAATGCCAGAGATGCCGCCGGCTGATCGGATGTGCTCGATGAAGCGGCGCTGCTCTGGGGTGGCGCGACCGGTTGCGGTCTTGACCTCGAGGGCGGTGAAGACGGCGACTTTACGGCCGACCATGTCTGGGGTGATCTCGATGGTGCGGTAGCCGATGAGGTCGGAGCCACCGGGGGAGGCGACACCGAACTGGACCCAGCGGCCGGTGCGGGGGTCGGGGAGCTTGCCGGAGTTGTTTCGCCAGAGGCGGAAGCCGTGAAGAGTGCCAACTGCGAGACGGATCCGTTGCTGGATCTCGGTCTCGATGTTGGCCATGGATCTGTGCAGGACGCTGGCTCCATCATGCTGCGGTTCGCTTGCGCTGCCGCGCCGCGAGGATGTGCCGCGCCCAGCCTTCGGGGTACTTCATGCCGCGGCGGCGGCCGATCTCAATCAGCTGCTCGAGCGATTGCGCCCCAGCTTGTTCGCGATTCCGCTGACGCCGTAGAGCTGCTGGATCCACCTCCACCAGCTCGCCGTCGACCTGTTCAGGGCCTTGCGGCACTGTCTCCCGGACATATACGTGGCCACAGCAGGGGCAAACAGGAGCCGGAGCATGGGCGGCAAAGCAGGACGGACATTCGCGAACAGCAGGGGGACTGCCGGCTCGCTTTGGTTTGGCATCCAGTGTCCACTCGCGTGGATCTTGCGGAAGGCCATGCGTAAAGACGCAACTGGCGTGATCTAAGACGATCAGATCGCGTTTGCCATTCGCTATTCGCAAACCACGACCGACTGACTGCAGGTACATGGTCAGGGACTTGGTGGGGCGCAGCAGGATGACGCAGCCGATCTCGGGGCAGTCGACACCGGCAACCCAGAGGGCGCAGTTGCAGACGACGTCGATGGCGCCGGAGCGTAGGCCGGTGAGGGCGTCCTGGCGCTCCTGGCGTGTGGAGTTACCGGAGATGGCGACAGCGCGGTAGCCGGCACCGGTGAAGGCCGCGGCGGTGTGCTCGGCGTGGGCGATGTTGACGCAGAAGGCGACAGCGGGCCGGCCGTGCGCGATGCGGCGGTAGTGGGCGACGGCATCACCGATGATCGATGGCCGGTCGACGGCCTCTGCGAGCTGAGCGACGGCGTAGTCGCCGGCCTGGGAGCGGATGCCGGTGAGGTCGGGCTTGGTGGGGGCGTAGTAGCGGATGGGTGCGAGCAGGCCCTCGGCGATGAGGTCACCGGTGGAGCAGGTGGGGATGATGAGATCAGAGACCTCGCCGAGGCCGCGACCGTCCAGCCTGCTCGGGGTGGCCGTAAGCAAAAGCAGCCTTGGGTTCCCGGCCTCGGCGACCACCTTCTTGTAGGTGTCAGCTACACAGAGGTGAGCTTCATCGATGATGATCAGGCTTGGCTTGGTGACAACCGGCCGGCGAACAGCGGTCTGCACCGAGACCACCTGGACCGGCTTGAAGGGGTTGCGGGGCATGCCGGCCATGATGAAGCCGTGCTCGATGCCGGCTTGTTCAAGGCGTCGGGCGGTGTCGTCGAGGATCTCGCGGAGGTGAGCGAGGAACCAGACGGTTCCGCCCTTCTCAATAGCGGATCGAATGATCTCTGCGGCGATAGTTGTTTTGCCTGCACCGGTGGGAGCGACCAGGCATGGCGCTTTGTAGCCGGCAGCATAAGCAGCGCGAAGATCCGCGATGGCCTTGGCCTGGCGAGGACGAAGCTGGATCATCGCTCCGACCTCCGCTGTTGCTGATTAAAAACGCGCTCGATTGACCAGCCGCGATCTAAGCGGTGCTTGAGAGCGGCGTAGGAGTAGCCAGTCTCTCTAGCCCAGTCGGCAATCGTCTTTGTCTCACCGTTGTAGGTAATCCAGCGATTGCGGGTCGTGTTGTTCATCTGGACGATTGCGTCGACGAACCGACAGTTCTCAGGGCAGTAGTCGCCATTTACGTCCATGCGATCAATTTGCAGATCGGGGGCGGCGCCGTTCTCGATGCACCACTGATAAAAACGCTTTCGACCGGCTGGCCCTATCCAATCGTCGCAGACGCGGATTCCCCTGCCTCCGTAGTGCGAATAGCGCTCGCTACCAGGGTCGTAGCAGCGCCGGAGCATGTTGCCGTAAGCGTGCTTCAGCTTTTGACGCAGCTCTGTCGGAATCCAGTTGTTGCGACTCCTGTGCTGCTCGCAGTTGGCTCGCGCTTGATCCTTTGATCCGCACCCGCAGCTCTTGGTCGAGCCGTAGCGCAAGACCGCCCCGCGGACGATGGTCTGCTTGCCGCAAGAGCACTGGCAGAGCCAGTGAACGCCGTTGTTGCTGTGGGCGCGTTCGGCGACGCGCAGCCTCCCGAACACTTGGCCCGTGAGGTCGATTGCTTGGCCCATAAAACCGTGATCGCGGTTTGATGGTAGCAAGGGCGTCAAGCTGTTGGCCGTTACTTGCATGGGTCTTGACCTGAAGCGGTCAGTAACGGATAAAAGAAAAAGCCCAGCAATCCTAAGGGCTTAGCCGTGAAAAGTCGTGAAGTGCGAAGAATTACAACAGGAGACCGCGAAGGTGCGTGAAGAGACGGTAAGGTTGCGCGAGACACGCGTTGGCATGACCCTTACCAATGCCGAGTACCACGCTCGGCCAGAGGTCTCGAAGTCAGGGCTGGACATGGTCCGCCGCAGCCCACTGCACTTCTGGAACCGCTACCTCAACCCTGATCGCATCATCGAGCCACCGACAGCTGCGATGACGATCGGCTCAGCGCTGCACACACGGGTGCTGGAGCCGCACCTGTTCGACGACGAGTATGCAGTGGCACCGCACTGCGACCGGCGCACGAAGGAGGGCAAGATGATCTGGGCGGATTTTGAACAGGAAGCGGCTGGCAAGACACTGCTGAAGGCCGAGGATGCGCTGCAGATCACTGCGATGGCGGATTCACTGCGCCGTCACCCGGCGGCCAGGGTGCTGCTGAACAAAGCCGGCAAGGCAGAGCAGTCTTACTTCTGGACTGATGATGAGACCGGCGAGAAGTGCAAGTGCCGGCCGGACTTCCACACGGACGATCGACGGATCATCGTCGACGTGAAGACCACTGAGGACGCCAGCCCTGGCAAATTCCTGCGCAGCTCGGTGCTGCAGTGGCGGTATCACGTCCAGGCAGCGTTCTACATGCAGGGCGTGCCCGAGGCTGAGCTGTTCTTGTTTGCGGTTGTGGAGAAGAAGCCGCCGTTCGCAGCTGCGGTGTACACGCTGCCGACCAAGCTGGTGGAGCGCGGCCTGGAGGACGCCCGGGCCGACCTTCGGTGCATCGCTGAATGCCGGGCTGCCGATCGGTGGCCGGGCTACGGCGACGAGGTACAGGAACTCTCGCTGCCGAAGTGGCTCGAGGACGATCGAGCTGTTGACCTTATCTCTGAAATCGAAGGTTTCTGATGTCTAATTCGCTCACGACCACCACCAATGAGGGTGTCTTCACCGGCATCCAGCAGTTTGAGAACGCCCAGCGGATCGCCAAGGCACTGGCCAGCAGCCAGCTGGTGCCGAAGGAGTTCCAGGGACAGCAGGGACTGGCGAACGTGCTGGTGGCAATGGAGATCTCGGGCCGGATGGGCCTGAGCCCGCTCCAGGTTATGCAGAATCTGCATGTGATCCATGGCCGCCCGTCATGGAGCAGCCAGTTCATTATTGCAACGATCAACGGCTGCGGCCGGTTCACGCCGCTGGATTACAACATCACTGGTGAAGGCGACAATATGGCGTGTCAAGCTGTCGCAACCGAGATTGCAACAGGCAAGGAGTTGAAGGGTCCGACCGTTTCTATTGCAATGGCAAAGAAGGAGGGTTGGTACAGCAAGACCGGCTCCAAATGGCAAAGCTTCCCGGAACTGATGCTGCGTTACCGTGCGGCAGCATTCTGGGGCCGTGTGTACGTGCCCGAATATCTGGTCGGCATGAAGACCCAGGAAGAAGTGATCGAAATCGAAGCAGTGGACGTTTCAGAAGCAAAGAAAGGCAAGCCTGCGATCGTTGAAGAGATCAACGCGCAGATAGAAGAGACAACGGGGGAAATGGATGACACAGTCTGGTAACTACTTGACGCCACGCGAACTCGCTGAGCGTTGGCGTAATGTTGTGAGCCTGTCGACCTTGGACAACTGGCGATCACAGCAACGTGGTCCGCGATGGTTCAAGGCCGGGGGTCGGGTGCTCTACCCGATTCACGAAGTCGTCCAATTCGAGCAGCGCAACATGCGCGGCTTTCCCAACACCATCACCGGAGAACGATGAATCGCATCACTGCCGAGCAGGCCCTTGCTCAGACCGGCCGCCAGTCGAAGACAGCTCCGCTGCGCAACGAGATCCTGGATCTTGAGCCCGGTGAGGCCGTCGAGGTGACTTTCGACGAGTTCAAACCGACCACGATCGCCCAGGTAGCCGGTAACCTGAGCCGCCGCGACACCACCCGCCGTTACTCGGTGCGGAAGCGTCGCGATGGCGCCGGCTGCTTCGTCATCTGCCAACCCCGTAACGATTGATCATGTTCAACGGAACCCTTACCGGCAACCTGGGCCGAGATCCCGACTTCCAGACCACGCAGTCTGGCCAGATGGTGGCGAAGTTCTCGCTTGCCGTTCGCCAGCCCAAGAAGGACGCACCTGCGTTCTGGGTCAAAGTGGAGGTCTGGGGCAAACAGGCCGAGTACGTCGCCAACTACTTGAAGAAGGGCGCCAGCGTTTGCGTCACCGGACAGGTGGCGGAGGAGACCTGGAACGACAAGAACACCGGCGAGCTCAAAAAGGCCGTCGTGATCAAGAACGCCTCCGTGGAGAGCTGGCAGGCTCGAGCCGAGCAGGCACCTGCTCCTACGCCCGCTCCTCGTCCAGCACCAGTTGTGACGGTCGCTGCTCAGAGCGTCGCTGATAATTTCGCCGGTGACGTCATCAACGACGACATTCCCTTCTGATCTACGACAACATCGGCCCGAGTCTTTCGGGCCATTTTTATTTCGATCTGTTGCAACGAATGAAGCTCACTTTTCGCAGTCACGAGTTCGGTCGCGATGTCGCTTTGGAAGAGGTCTACGAGATGGATCTCGAGAACGTCAGACGGTTTCACGTTGAACTGACGATTGCGGTTCAGGGCATGGACGACGCGATCATGCAAGCGCTGAGGCTTGAGAACGACGCCGGCATGCCGTTCGATCGGGACTGGATGCACAAGACCCGGAAGAAGCGTCGGATCACGATTGCGTTTGCCAGCGAAGCCAAGCGCCGGCTGATGAAGCTGGAAGGGTTTGAGCCGATCAAGCGGCAGTCGATCTACGACGCTCAGCGCACCAAGTTCCAGATCATGCGGCACGACAAGCTGCGAGAGCTGCTGAAGGATGAGCTTGGCCCTGGTGTGCTCGAGGAGATCGAGAGCGAGGCGCACGAGGCCGCTGAAGAGCTGTTCAGGACGTGGCTGACCGAGAACAAGTACGAGCAGGTGTACGTGACATGAAGAAATGCGACAGGGTCACTGCCGGTGGCGCGGTGCCTTGCTTTGATGTGCGGGGTTCTGCCTAGGAGGGCGAATGACATTCCTTGAGGTCGTCGGTGCCGTGGCATTGGTCATGGCTGCCGCCGGCGCTGTCCGAAGGGTGATTCACAAGCCGGAACCGTTGATCTCGATGTCGACAGCCGAGATACACATGGGCGTGGCAATTCGCGACGCTTTCCAGGCTGGGATGCTGTGCGCAGCGGACATCGTTACCCATAGCGGCAACGAAGCCCTTGCGGGCGACATTCGCAAAACCGTTGAGTACGTGCGACTCAACGGTGCAAACGACAACCGATTCACACACTCATGAAAGGCGGACCCGTTAGTTTTCAATGGCAGGAGCACCCTCAGGGCTTGTTCGGTCCGGGTGTCAGCAGGCCGGCTGAGCCGAAGCGAGCCAAGCCGTTCACGCTGATCGTGAAGCAGCAGACAGCGCGGCCGATCAAGGTCACGCTGATGGCCGAGAACAAGACGCTGGCGAAGCGCTATGCCGCAAATCGGTGGCCTGGTGCTGAGGTGGAGGCGGCATGATCGAACCACCGATTGAACTGATCGAGCATTGGATCGAAGACGCGCTTGACATGATCCAAGAGGGCGTGATCGACGCCGAGGCCATGCCGTTCCACATCGCGTTCTCCGCTGCAGAGTGGGGGTACAACCAAGCCAAGCAATGAACTCACCCAAGAAGCTCTGCCACAAGTGCGGTCGCATGCTGGGCGGCTTTTACATCGATGACCGCTTCGTCGGTCCTGTTACCCACATTGCCACCTTCAAGCTGCGCACCTGTGACGTGTGCGGCACCAAGGGTCCCGTCGCTGATCTGAACGACTTCGGCGGGCTGAAGAAGGACTGGCAGTACTACCTGAGGAAGCGATGACTCCTTCTTATCCCGAGAGCAGGCTGCTTGAGATCTACCGCGAGCAGATGAGCCCAGTTCACCCACCGGATGTGGTGACACTGATCCGCTGGGCTGACCGGATCGAGACCGCAGCGCAGTTCAACGTGGCACGGCGCGGCTGGAGCTACGAGCGGGCCGGCACGTTGGTGGATGAAGTGAACGAGCTGATGCGGCTGTGGCGCTCAGAGCTGCCCATCTGGGTGGTCGAGATGCCCTGCGACGATGGCATGATCCACAGCCGCCACATCGAGGCGCCGACCTACGAGCAGGCGATTCAGCTCTGGGATCGACGGGGGTAGTCCATCAGCAGGAGCTCTAGCCGGGCGATCTCGTTGACCGCCTGCTGGAGCTGAAACTGCTGCTGGCAGCACAGCCGGTAGAGCATCGCTGTGCGTGGATCCTCTTTGCGGGCAGTGATTTCCACTTGCCACTTGTCTTCAGCCGTCATTTCAGCCTGCAACCATCGACCGAATTCCATGGATCAACGGGAAGAGGACTTGTCCACCGTAGGCAGCGGTGTCTGTGGCCATCAAAACAACAGGATTGTTTCCACTGGTCTGAATTATGACGGCACCAGGTACAAGGTTCGCTTGTGCAAGGACTGCGGCCACCGCTGGATGGAGGGCCGCGTCTATGCGCAGCGCCGCAAGCTGTCGGACGAGGACGTGCTGGAGATTCTCGCGACGCCACGCACGGTATCGGACAGGATCATGGCCGAGCGCTTTGGTGTGAGCCGGGAGGCGGTGCGCCAGGTGCGGGCAGGGTTGATCCACGCGACGGTGGCCGCTGAAATCGATCGATCGCAGGCTGGGCGGCTGTGCAGCAGCTGCTCGTTTTTCGACCTCGAGGATGGCTGCCTGATGCAGTTTCCAGATTTTGAGGAGCTCGGGCCGGCGTTCGCCAGGGAATGCAACGCCTATGTAACGAGTTGCGACAAGCCGGCTGCGTCACCCAGCGCCGGCAGCCAAGATTGACCCGTCACCCAGACACCCATGAAGCGCATTCTCATCTTCATCATCCCTGTCCTGACCATCGCCGCGATCGTGCATGAGCACGCCGTGCGCTGCCAGACCGCTGCTACTCCGGCAGGTCAGCTGCCGATCTGCGAATGACCTTGCGCAACTACCACTTCACCATTCCACAGTCGAACATCTTCGACTTTGTTACCGCTGAGAGCTTTACTGATGCCAAAGCAAAAGCTTTTGACGAATACGGCCCCTGGTGGAGCCTCATCGAATGGCTCGACCCGGGCGATGACGTTGAACGACGCGCTGGCCCCCTGGATGGTGGTGCGCGATGACGTCGACTGGGACAGCTGCCCAGACAAGATCTGGGACCAGCTGCTGAGCCAGGCGCCAAAGGTCGCAGCCATCAGCCGGTTCTGGTTCCTGAAAGGGATCCACCGCGCCATCGCCGAGATGGAGCGCAAGATCGACGGCAAGCCGCTCTGGTCGACCCGTCAAGAACTCATCGATCACCTCAACTCGATCAATGCACCCAACTGAAGACGACTTCCGGCTGATACCGGAGACCACGGTCTACATGAGCACCAGAACCATTAACTCACTGTTGCGCGGTGGGTATCTGACGGCCGAGCAGATCATGTTGGCCAGCAGCGACGACCTGATGAAGCTGAAGAACTTCGGTCTGCAGGCGCTGGCTGAGGTGGCTGCCTGGCGCGATGCGCTGATGGAGCCTGATCCGCGGCTGTACAAGGAGACTTTTGATGTGGTCGCCGAGGCGCTGGATGGATGCGGCTCGATCATGGCCGACCACGAGGCGGTGGTGGCGATGAAGACGATCTGGGGGCTGATCGCCCGCGGGCCGTTCACCGCCAGCCGGATCCGTCAGATGCTGATGCCACCGGAGGTGCAGTCGTGAAGCGCCTCATGAGCGACAAGGACTACTACCTGTCGATGGCCAACCGGCCGCTGCCGAAGGGGAAGTTCAGCAAGTACCGCGGGGTGCAGAAGAATACAAATCCCAAGAAGCCGTATCGCGCTGCATTCCGGTACAAGGGCAAGCAGTACATGCTCGGAGCGTTTGAAACCGAGATCAAGGCTGCGCTTGCGTACAACAAGGCAGCGCTGGCGGTGATCGGTGAGTACGCGCTGCTGAATGAGGTGCCGAGTGATGAGTGACGTGATTGCGACGATCATGGCCGTGGCTATTCACCGCGAAAACGACAACCCCTGCTATGCGGAGGGTGTGATCGAGCTCCGGATGGCCGACGAAACCGGCGGAGCGTTCTTTGAGCTGCGACAGGAGGATGTCGGACCGATCCGCGCTGACCTCGAGGATCTGGAGCTGCTGGCCAAGCAGGCACGGCGGCTGATGCGCCAGAAGGGGGTGTGGTGATGACTGACCAACACCCGATCACCCCACCGCCGGAGCTGGTGCAGCAGTGGGAAGCAGACGCCACGATCAGCCGAGAAGCTGCGTCTTCGTGGACTGCGGCTTTTGCCACCCGTGCCGCCCAGTGGGGCGCAGACACTGAGCTGGAGGCGTGCTGTGAGTGGCTAAAGAAAAATACTAATTACCACATGACTATTGAATACCTCCGCGCTGCCCGCCGCCCCAAGCCGCCGAGCTTGAAGGAGCAGGCGCTGGCTGCACTGGGACGGTACATGACCGGGGAAACAATTCTCACCAAGGACTCCCTTGACACCATCCGCCGCGCCCTAGAGGCGCTGCCCGAATGAAGTATCTAACAGGCCACAGTCAAGAAATCCGAGGTCTACTTGTAGCTCTCGGCATTGAGTGCAAGGGCGTCACTGGGCTTCGCTTAATTGTTGAACCCGATCGCATTGTTCGGCTTGAACTGGAGCGATTGGTTACTGACGATGAAGTAGCAGAGCTGACGACATGGATCTTGAAGCAAAACATTGAAGCCGAGCAACTCGATGGCTGACTTCCGAACACTTTGCGCTGAGCTTGTTGACTGCTTGGAAAAAGCCAACTGGCCCTTGCGGTATAAGACTGTCTTTGGGATCTGCCTTGACAACGCCCGCGCCGCCTTGGCCCAGCCCGAGCCGCAGGGGCCGACGGATGAGGAGCTATGGGAGCTGTATGACGAAATGGGCGGAGTTCCAGAAGACTCTGCGTGGTGCCTTAACTACGCCCGCGCCGTCCTTGCCCGCTGGGGCCGCCCCGCCATCGAGCCGGTGCCTGTCGCTGAGCGCCTGCCAGGGCCGGAGGACTGCGATGCGGAGGGCTGCTGCTGGGTTGCCAGCGAGGACTGTCCTGCCTGGCACCGTGTCAGCCGTCACTATGACGCCTGGCATTACTGGCTCCCCCACCACGCGTTGCCGGTGCCGCAGCAGGAGGCTGCGTGATGATTTCCATGGTGATTGCTTTCATCGCTGTCTTCCTCATCGGCTTATTCGTAGGTAGCCTGCGATGACGCGATGGTTTTCTATCCGCAAAGCTGAGTTTGACAAAACATTCTTTGTTGGCATTGGCTTTGGCGGGGACATTCTGAAGATTGAACTCGCTGTAATTGTCGTGATCGGACCTCGTGTAATCTGCCTCGGACCCCACAAATGACTGACCTCTCACCTGCCGCAATCGCAGTTGATGATGCCCTAGCTGCTTGTATCCAGCTTCAAGGCGAAATAATCCGTGCTCGCCCTCTCGCTGCCGCCGCCCTGCGTGCTGCTGCGGATCAGGTGGTGCCAGCTGTGGATGATCGAGAATGGTGGCCTGGTAACTGCCGCGAAAGGAACATCAAGGCCGAGCAGCAAGACATCCGCCGCGAACTCCTCGCCATTGCCGCCGAGCTGGAGGGTGCGCAGTGACCACCGACTTTCGCGCACTGTGCGTTGAGCTGACCGACTGCCTTGAGAAGGCCGACTGGCCGCACCGCTACAAAGTCGTGTTCCAGCAGTGGACGGACATCGCTCGCGCCGCCCTTGCCGAATCAGATGGACCGGCTGTGTCCGATGACAGGGAGCCGGCCTCTGTCATGGATCAGCTTAAGTACCAGCTCTTCCTCAAAGTGAAAGCTGATCTGATCCGCGAGGTGATCAACCAAGCCTTGAAAGACACCGCTTCAGTCCACTGGCGTGTGACCGACACCGGCGAGCAGATCGTTCGGGTTGGCGATCTGCTGAGATGGGCTGAGCAGGCTGCAAGCAAAATCGAGCAACAAGCATGACTATCGAAGAAGCCAAAGCCGCTAAGGCAGCACTGCGCGAGCGGATTCGTCTGGCGCTGCGCGAATTCACCAGGGACACGGGCCTCACGGTGGAACGCTTGGAGCTCAGTCCTCCTCATTACTGGGTAGACATAGAGGTGCAGTTGTGAACGATCTCTCCTCGGACCAAATCGCCGCCATCGAAGCCGCCGCCCAACAGCACCTTCAGGACTGCCGCAACCGGCCAACGCTCCCAACCGACACCCAGCTCTTCGAGGAAGCCATCGCCTGCGGCCTCGTCACCCACATCCGGCTGGCCGCCGCCTGCCACCCGGACAAGATCAAGCTCGAGGAGGTGTGCTCACCTGCCAATGCGGCGCTGATTGTGTTTGCACGTAATGTCCTCGCCCGCTGGAGCCAATGACCCTCACCACCGCCCTCTGGCTTGCAGCCGGCTACTGGCTGGTCTGCATCCTTTTCCTGTGCCTCTGCAAGAAACTCCTGCCATGACCCCCGGCTTTTACCGCATCCGCCTGACCCGTCCCGACGGCACCAGCTGGATCTGGCTGGCCTGGGCTGTGACGGCCACCAACGCCCACTGGATGGCGACCGAACTGCATCCCGATTGCCAGATCGCAGTGCTTGGCCTAGAGGGCGAATGGTGATTCACTCGGAGCAGGGGATCTACAAGGGTCAAAACCACCCCTGCTACGGCGTGCATCCCGTCGACCGCGGGCTGGGGCTAGCGTTCCAACCGTGGTGCTTTGACGGCGCCTACGTCACCTGGGGCCCCTCCTTTGAGACACACTCGGAGGCGCTCGCTCATGCTCGCATTCTCGCTGGACACGATGTTTGACTGCCACCCCGCCCAAGAGCAAAAGAAGGCTGACTTCCTCGACCATCTGTACGAGCAGTCTTGCCGTGATGACCTGCCCGTGGGCGATCCGCGCCGCAAGACCTACACCGGCCTGTGGCAGGAATTTGAGCGTCGCAGCGCTGAAGAAGCCCGCGATGCCTGGTGGGACACTCAACAGATTGATCCTGAAGCCTTTGACCGATGAACAACGACTACGACCGTGAGGACAACATCCAGCTGATCGGGCTCTACAGCCCAGCGCCGCAGTCAGGCAAGACCTTTGCGGCAACGGTGCTGGCTCATCAGGGCTATCACCCGGTGTCCTTTGCCGAGCCGCTCAAGCGGATGGCGATGGCATTCCTGCGGGACTTTGGTTACCGCGAAGACCAGGCCGCTCGGCTGGTGTGGGTCGACAAGCACAAGCTGGTGCCCGAGGTTGGCGTCACGGTCCGCGAGATCCTGCAGCGCCTTGGCACCGAGTGGGGGCGCCAGCAGATCGCCGACGATGTCTGGATCCGATGCTGGCAGGCGCGGGTCAAGGGGCACGATCAGGTGGTCACCGACGACGTGCGCTTCCTGAACGAGGCCGAAGCGGTCAAGGCTGCCGGCGGTCAGGTGTGGATGATCCGCCGGCCAAGTGCTGCGCACAACGGTGAGCACGTTTCTGAAGGTGCTCTGGATAATTGGGACGGATTTGACGTTGTCCTCGATAATGACGGCAGCCTTGAAGAATTCCGTCGCAAGATCGACGTAGCGCTATGGGGATGATGCGGTTTCATGCCGGGCGCATGATCCTGAACCAACAGGACAGCATCTGGCATCTCCGCATCAGGCTTGGGTCAACACCAGACAAGCAGCTCCGAACCAGCCTTGAGACCGCCGATGTAGAGGAAGCGATCTTCAAGGCGGAGCGGGTCTATGCCGACATGAAACGGCAGCTCTGCAACAAGGCCGATCAGAAGCCGCTGTGCTGGCAGTGCATTCACTGGGAGGCGGTTCGCGCACAGTGTGGTTTCGGCTGGCCAGAGGCGAGCCAGACTGGTGGAAGGTTCGCCGCCCAGTGCTCGGTCTTCAAAGCATGCCCAACCCGACAGTGATCGGCCGCCTCGAGCGGGACGGCGGCTACATCGAGACGCTGGAGCCGGAAGGCGGCGGCGAGCTCTATTACATGTCATGCGCTAACGGCTACTGCCGCTACTCAAGCGATCTGTGGCAGGCGGAGCTGTATCTTGATCATCTGCTGGCGCGATGAGCATTCCTCCGGTCGTTGTCTTCGGCCTGACCTGGCTGCTGGGAATGCTCGTGGTGACGATCTGTCTGACGCTGTAAAGGGTTGGCCGGTGGCGCCGACTCACGCATCCGCACGCCTCACCGCTGCCGGCCGCAACGGACATCCCTCCGCATGAAGCAAAGGAGTCATCACTCTATGGACTGGTTGATCCATTCGTGGATGACCTGGGCCCTGATCTCGGAATAGAACGGTTGAGACTCAAACCACGGCAGCCAGTCGTGGTGCTGCTTGTGGGCATTGCACGCCAGGCATGCCGGCACCAGATTGCGTCGGTCGGTGGTGCCGCCCTTCGCCTTGGGTACGACGTGATCAAGGGTCGCCGAACGGCCTAGGTACTCATTGCAGTACGCGCACTTGTAGTCCCACCTGAGCAGGATCTGGTCACGGAACCGGAGCTTCGCCTCCTTCCTCGGGATCAACTCCGTCTCCGAAATCTGGTGATCCACCTGGCTCCTGGGGTAGGGGAAAGGCATCCAGCTCGATGTCGATGATGTGCTCGTCGTCGGGGACGAACTCAGCGATGCGCGAGTAGGTGTTGGCGAGGAAGGTTTCGATGTCCTCCTCGTCGGCGTGCACCACCACCTTGGCCATCACTTCGAGGAGGTAGGTCGCCATGGGCGCCCCGGACAAGGTCCTTGGAAACGGTAGCCAGCAGTACCGCTGCCCAAGGTTTTCTTTGGGATCACTGCGGGATTGGGGTGCGCGAATAGTGCGCGAACGGCCGCTGGCACAGCACTGGCGGCTTAACATAATATTTTTTATGTTGCTGAGCTTGCTGGAAGAATTGATAAACTTGTCTGGAATTAAGCTCCAAATTTTTGGTTAAGACTTCTCCATTCTTGCTTCAGACGAAGAGTTGAAGCGGCTCATAGCCGCACTGGACACGTTCCCCACCACGCCACTGCAGTGGCGCTTCGCTCAGCTGGTGAAGCTGTTGCCGTTGGCTGGGTGCCGCCTGAATGAGATCTGCTCTGGCAGATGGGAATGGCTCAACGAGAAGGCAGTTGTTCTGGTGATTCCGAGAGAGTGTCACAAGACCGGCAAGAAGACCGGCAAGGATCGGGTCGTGCATCTTCCTCCTGCAGCGATTTGCATCCTGAGAGAGTTGAGACTCAAAACGAACTCAGAATGAATTATCGCAGGTCGGGCAGATGAGCGCTTGATCAGCGCCGATCAGCTCGGGTTGTAGTCCTCGTCATACCAGGGCGAGGGCTTGTAGGCCGGCTCGAGCTCATCGGTGAGCAGCGGCTGCACCTGCCGATCGATGATCATCTGGTGCAGCGTCACGTAGGCCATCATCTCCTTCAGGTGGGTCGCCAGGGCGTTGTACTCGCTCTCGCCGACCACGCCAACTTCGTTCTCCTGGTCGGCGTAGGCGAGAAACATCATGGCCGCCTCCCGCGGGCGGCCGTCCTCGAACAGCTTGTAGGCCATCTCGAGGCCCTCCCGAGGGCTGACCTCGCCAGAGCGGGAAGCGAACCTCATGGCGCCAGCCGTGCCTTGTGCAGGCGGGTTTTCTCGTACCAGGCGGCAATGTCCGGCGCCCAGATCGCGAACGGCTTCATCATCAGATCGCACAACGCCTGAATCTCAGGCTGAGCGTCGGCCTTGGCCCGCAGATCGAGGAAGTGCATCAGCGCCCGCATGCTGAACGACACCACGAAATTCTGGCGGAAGTCGAACGGCAGGATGCCGCGAGCGTGCTCTTCGGCGTAGCCGGCCTTGAGCATCTCTCTGTACTTCCAGGCAGCAGCGTTGCACCAGTCCAGGTCAATCCCTCGCTGGTAGTCGCTGTAGGTGTACCGCTTGCCCTGTCGGTCGCGGTATTCGCCAACCGGGCGCAGGTAGAACACGTCCTCGATGTCCAGCTCGCCGGCGGCGGCCCGCACAATCCGCTCGCCGGTGTAGCGCATCGACTGGACGTCAAAGCTGATACCCACGCGATGCGTGCGTGCCTGCTGCATCACCGAATGCGGGAAGCCGGCAGTCGCCAGCGTGATGCTCGGGTGCTCGAGCGGGCCATAGTGGCCGCGCTCACCGGCCAGCAGGTGCTTGACCACCAGCTCGCCGGCTTTGCGCTCCTCGGGTGCCTCGCAGTCGAGCACCGATCCCTCGAAGTAGTCGGTGTGCATGGCCCGCCAGATGGTGGTCTGCGCTTCAGGCGTCCAGGTGAGGGCACCGACGCGGAAGCGAGGATCGATCAGGCTTCCCATGACGGCATGACGTGGGTGTGCTTGTTGTAATGACCGACCTGGGCGTAGGAGATGTCCGGGATGCCAGCCATCAGGAAGAACACCATCTGCCCAATCTTGAGCCCTGGGTAGAGCGGCCGTGAGCGGAGCTGGCGAGCGTTGGTGAGCTCAAGGGTCAGCTTTGAGCCGTTCCACTGCGGATCAGCAAAGCCGGCGTGGCTGTGCTCAAGGCCCTCGCGTGCCCGGCTGGACTTCAGGAAGAACAGCCCCGCCACGTCGTCGGGCATGTTGAAGGTCTCCCATGTCTCGCCCAGCACCCACTGACCCGGCCGCAACCAGTAGGGGTCGTCCTTGGTGCAGTCGCTGATATCGACGCGCACTAGGTCGTCGCCAACAGCGCTTTCGATCATGATCTCGTTGCCGAGAAGCAGGTCGTAACTCGCTGGGTTGAGCTGATCAAGGTCGAAGGGAACGATCATCCGTTCTTCTTCGCAAAAGCGGCGAATCTCGCGGTCGTGAAGGATCACGGCACTTCTGTGATTTCGGCCTCAGGGTACTCTTCGGCCGCGACGGTGGAGATTACGTTTTGCGACTGCCGCTGCTCCAGCCACAGCCGTGCAAACCCCTCGTGAAACGTCCGCCGGGTCTCGCCTGCCCAGGCCGCCATCCAGACAGTGCCGCGGCCGGGCACGAACAGCTTCCACAGGCCTGGTGCCACCTTGCGGTTGATGGGGTCTATCCATCGGTGCCCGTCTGCATCATCCTCGAGAGCCGCTGCGCCCTCATCCCCACCTGCTTGGCCCAGAGGCTGTCCAGCATCATCTCGCCGGCTTTCTGGTAGTTGCCAGCCTCGATCGTCGCCAGGGTGTTGCGGAACTTCAGCAGGCCATCGATTCCGAGATTGAAGGCCATGTCGAGCAACACACGCTGCCGCACATCGCTCAGCCCAGTCACCCACGGAAGTCTCGCGTTCAGCTCTGTCCATACCCTGTCGATGTCGTTGCTCAGCAGATAGGCCGACTCCTGGGCCGTGATCCCGCGATCATCCAGATTGCGCCCGACACCGATGGTCAGCTTGCCGGCGGTGCAGCGGTAGGGCTTCAGCCGCTCGCCTTCATGACGGCGGAGCTGCTGGATCAGCTTCTGACGATCGAACATGGCGTGATCTCCGCGGCGGGATGGCTGGTGCGCTGGGCGAATCGATGAAGTAGGCGAGCAGGGTGGACAGCAGGCCGCTGCTGACGGTGAAGCCCTTGTCCCATTCGGCTGAGCACTGACCGGAGCGCATGCGCTCGCAGACGGCGATCTGGGCGCCGGCGAGGCCCAACTGGTAGGCAAAGCCGACACCGATGCCGGTGACGATCGCCTGCTGCACTGCCCGGTTCATGGCCGCTCCGCAATGATGCACCACCCGGTGTTGGCGCCATCGGGCATCCAGCGCGGGCCGAAATTCTTCCGGCTGTAGCTCAGGCCGGCACCCTTGCTGCTCAGGTAGGTGCCGCTGACTAGGTCAAGATCTCCGTAGGGATCGTTCACCAAGACCGCATCGCGGTTGAAGCCGATCACGGTGATCCAGTGCCCCCCACCTACGGGATGGCCGACCGGCCCTTTGTGAAGGATGCCGCATGGCACCGGAATGCCGGCCTTGATCTGTTTCTCGATCAGTCCAAAGTTGCCGTTCGTGACGAAGCGAGCCGTGATGCCGAAGCTGGCCAGCGCCTTGATCTGTGCCTGACTGTCGGTGGTGTCGCCGTAGCGGAAGACGCGGCCGAGGTAGGTGTCATCACCGTTCGGGCCGGCCAGCGTGCCGGGCTTCAGCGCCTCGAGGAGCATTGCACAGCTGCTCGAGAAGCACATCCGGTGGGCGTGCGCCGTGCCGGAGTCGCGCTGGCTGTAGTAGGGCACCCGGAGCGGGTTGGTCGGCGGCGATGGTTTGGGGTCCACCGCCGCCTTCCAGATACTGCCGAGTTCACCGGTGGGCTCGAGCGAACCAGGCGGCAACTTTTCTTCGACCGCGTTCCAGAACGCGATGTGGTGCGAGAGCGACAGATCGCTGTGCTTTACGTGGTCGAGGAGTTTGGCCATCCTTTCAGGGGCGACGCTTCGGGAAGGCGAGGCGCAGCATCTGCATGACGAGCTGCAGCCAGCTGTTGGACTTCAGGGGACTGATCGCGATGATCTCGGAGCCTGCAGCGACGATGATCGCGATGATCGCAACGGTAGTCGGGTCCATCTCTGGGGTCATGTGGCGCTCCTAAGGCTAGCCCTACTTTGAAATGACAGCAGCGGTCGGCTTGATGTCGAGCTGGAAGTGCTGGCCGAGGAATGACGCAAGCGGTGGCAACACGAGACTGGCGATCACTGCCACCAGCACCACCTGCGCCATGCGTATCTCAAGCCGGTTCAAGCGGGTGAAGATGTCCTTCTTCTCCTCGTCGTCTGCCGTTCGACTGAGGATGATGGCATCCATTTTGCCTTGGAGGATGCCGAGTTCCCGATAGATCTCAGCGTGTGAAACCTCGCGCTCCATCGGGGCTCCTGGCCAATCTCATCATCCTAGTGATCGACCCTTGGTGGGTCTCCAAGAGGATCTGGCCTACCGGCAAGGATGGCAAGAGCACGCTTGTAGTACCAGTTGTCGGTTTTACCCGCTGCTTCGAGAGCGTCCCTGACTTTGCGCCAGTTTTCCCGCTCATGCTGGGTCATGGTCTGCCGCGACTAAGGTAGGGGTGCCCCAGCGGGTTGCCGCCCCTGGAGCGCGACCACCTGTAAGTCCCAGGCGATGCCAAATTTTAGGCCGCTGCCGCCGATCTGTCGGCTGCGCGAAATTTTTCAAATCGATGCGAGCTGCCCAAGCGGCCTGCGGAATCTCAAGACCCGTGGGCGATTAAGGGCAGGACTGCCAGCTGGCAACAAGAGTACGTTTTACTGGGTCGTTGGAATTGACGGCGATTACTTCAATGTCCAGCGCATCGTTTACGCAATTCACTATGGCACCGATCCGGGCGATAGTCTCGTGGATCACATCAATAGAGACAGGTTTGATAATCGCGCAAGCAACCTTCGCCTAGTTGACCACGCTTTAAATGCAGTAAACTGCGGTGTCTACGCGCACAATACGACTGGAGTCAGGGGCGTGAGCTACAACAAGCGCGACAGGGTGTACTACGCTCAAATTAAG